GGTTAAACCGAAAAGAAAAGAAAAGAAAAGAAAGGTAAAAGGAAACAACAACATTTATCTAAAGAAACGACCAGTTGGGGGTGGATCAATTGTTTGTACAACTTTAACGTCAGAAAGGAGAGCTTCAGGTGCATGACCCTTAAACTCGAAATCGAATGTAACATAAAGTTGACCAAGCAATTGACCAGAAGTGCCAGCACCAGTTCCAGCAAGTGCGATGACACCAGCATCAGCAAAGCGATTATCATCGCGATTTGTTATGCTAGTGTCATACAAATACTTCCAAGTATTGTCAACTACACCATCAATATTTGCAGGAATCCAAGGAGCAACAGATTTGGAACCTTCTAAGGTCTTTACTGTTTGTATGCTCCAAGCACTGCTTGGAACATCAGCTGCAATAGCTAAAACAATTTGACCTGGTTGAGTTGATGGACAAGTAGGGCAATAATGGAATTGGACGCGACGTGTACGGTATTGTGTGAAAGCAGAGGCAACATTAGATACAGGTGATCTCCAAACGGAAGGATCAATAGGACCAAAAGTCAAACCGCCAGTTGCAATAAATTGGTTGATAGACCAAGGAATTGTAGAAGTGGCGAAATTTGGGATACCAGAGGCATCAGAGACTATATCAGTTAGCCAACAACATCCACGCAGACCTACGTGCGTTCCAGTGTCACGTGTGGAAGGGGTGTAGGACTCTGTGTACACACGTGGCAAACCACCGCCAACAGCAGCAGGGGCTGTATAGAACGGGACGGTTTGTGTGTTATTAAAGCGTGTGGACATGGTAGTAATTTTGTTTTTGTTTTTGTTTTTATTTTTACGAGCGGGACGATTACGTTTAGCTTTATTGTTCTTAGTTTTGGCTTTAGGTTTGATTGCTGACGTAATTTCATTTACGAGGCCAACCAATGCATTACCAAGACCAAGAGGAGCAGGAGTAGTCATCCAAACGAGAAAAGAAAAGAAAAGAAAAGAAAGAAAGTAAGAAGAAGAAGAAAGCAAGAATTAAATTTAAATACAGATGGACCAGCGCGAAGCGTCCATCTATTTCTGTATGTGTGGAAACTTACAACCTGAACATGGTTTCCCACGCCAGATATTTCGACACACTTTTACATGTTTAAATTTACATTTCTCATTCTTGCATTTATTGTCAATAAATTTATGACATATATCTCTGGAAGTTAAGTCCGGAATGTCTTCATATTTAGATTCAGGGTCCGCATATTTTATATCATCATCCACTTGTGCAAACGGGACCTTAAGCTTTGGTGGCTTAGGATCAGCAATAAGTGGGCAGCACAACATATATGATATGAGACTTGGTTCATCGATTTTAGCCAGATGATCAAACAGAGCCTGAGTATCAAACTCAAACATTGATTCGACCATACTCCATGAATCACTAATAGACACCTCATTGGGCCAATTAGAATTGAACCAACCTTTACGTTCTGGACTAGTAGTAAATCTATCCTCTTCCAACCCATATTGAGACCACCAACTCGACAATTGTTTATTGAATTCAAACTCAACATTGACAGTACCATCTAAACAATAACCAGGCAATTTCATGCCGGCATCTTGTGCGGTATAAATCAATTGTTTGATAATAGGGGTGTTACGATCAGACAAATTCAAACCAGCTAGTTTTTGTTGTAACTTCTCCAAAGGAGTAACACCGGCTAGTTTGACAGATAAATGTAATTTAGATAAAATACGAGGTACATCACAGATGCTATTTGAATTACCAAACCACACCTCATCGGTGTAGTATCTAGATAAGAAATTAACACCTGGAGCACCACGTTTAAATTCGACATTTTCTATACGTTGTCCAATCATAGCGCCAGCCTTTTCAATAAAACCATTATTAAGTATGGTATCAGAAATCTGGGTTGCATAGGAATCATCACCTCCAAAAATACCTAGGGCTTCAAAAGCCTTAATCTTGTCAACACCTGCTAATCTTCTAGATAAATAATCTATAAACTTAGTTAACAGGGTGTTGAACAATGCTGTTTCAGGGGAACCACTACCGCGCTCATACAATAATTTATATAACACACCAAGCGTTGTGACAGCTGGAACGTTGTACTGTTCACCATGTAATTTAATAATTTCCTCATGGTGTGCCACATCAAAAAGGGCAAGCAAGATCTTCAATTCAATTTTACGCCACATCTCAACGACATGGCCATCCATCTTGCTTGCATCTGCAGCATTTGTACCTAATTTCGAGAAAGTGCTAATATCAGCAACTCTCTGGGCGATTTTAACTGGGGTCTTTCCAAAAGCATACCAGTCAAACTCCTTAATATAATCAGCTAATGCATAGGTATAACATGAGTAATCACGTTTCGTTACCGTATCATAAGTGGTTATTAATCTTGGAGCATTGACATTTTGGTATGCTTCAGCTTTAAGGAAAATCGATGCAGCGTTCTTAGATTCAGCGGATTCAGCAGCGTCCAATAGGGCCCTCTGTGTAGGTCTATTTTGGCGTGCATAAACCTCCTCTAAATCTGTAGGATGTAATGCATTACGACAATCTTTACCCCAAACGGGTTCAACAGTCAAAAGATCAACGAACTCTTCAACACACGTTAATAACATGGGCGAAGGGTTTTGCGCCTCTAGGATTTTGGCGTCTTCACGTGGTTTCAACAATCTGCCTTCAACAGCAGCTTCTTCATTGTTTTTCGTACGAGCAGGCACAAATCCTTCATGAAGAATTGGACTCATGTACGATTCCAACAACGGCACCAAATCATTATCAATGTCTGACTTCCTATTCAGAACATTATAAGTTCGGGCACCATCTGTTGGAGAGTAAACCACGGGGGGTGGCGATGGTTGGGTGTTACGGATATAATCAGTTAACACTGCTGCATCACTCTTGTCACCGTCACACCATTGTGCAGAGGTAGCATTTCCTAGCTTCAAGTTGGAAGTATTAGCTACATGCCTCAACGCATCTACTTTTACAGTAGAAAGAGTGGCAGACAACCAATTGTCCACTTTAGCCACAGAAAACTCTGCACCACCCTGTTTCATATTTTCTATGGTTACATAACCATCTTTAACAGGAGTGAGATATTTTAGTGGATTTGCCTCTAACCAATAATTGGCTAGCCAAGCAAATGGAAAGTTCCATTTGCGTAAAGGTATTAATAAAATATAAGAATGATGTTCATTCGCTTTTCTTCGATCCACAACATAACTTTTTGTGGACAATAAACCAGTAACAGTGATTACATCTTGACCATAATCCCATACATGATGCGAATAGGTGCCACCACCAGAAACTTGATATTCTATTTTATTGTCGGATTTGAATCTAAATCTCCAATCTTCACAATTGTCTGTGGCCTTGGTAGGTTGCACACAATAAATGAAGACTGGATTATCATGGGACAATAGAAAATCAGCCATATCCATATAGTAATCAACATCTATTATACAGATGAGATCCGAGGGTTTAGGATTAAAACTTGCAGGTTCTACTTGTAGATCTTTATGCCAATAATAGGATCGACTAATCGCTATATTACGTTTCAAATCCGAATTTGAACCTTGATAGCTTACAACGCCGATACCAACTGAACTGGCAAAATCTCTAGCAAATAAAATAGCAGATGATCTCCACCCTGCACTAAATGGATGTGAATGGGTCTTGTTACGTGTATTAACATAAGGTAATACAGTGTAACGAAACGATGTTTTCAGGTGGTGGTGTAAAGGATAACCACGACTGGTATAATACAAAAGATAATCTTTAAGTTTGGTAAGATAACGTGATGCCAGACCATTATAATACATATAACAACCAGTAACAACGACACCACATATGATAGGGACAACAACTGTAACATTGTTAATCCGGATTTCCTTACCAAATTTGTAAACATTGACAAAACGTTTAAGATTATCGTAAGTTACACAAGCTCTAGCGAAGCTGCTGACCAAACCGGTCAAGTGTTCAACTGAACGCACAACTACACCAGGTCGTATAACTGGGAACAACTCTGCTGGAACAATAGTTACAACAGAATCCATAATGAAGAAAAGAAAGAAAGAAC